TTGATCGTCGGCCTCCGGGTTGGCAATGAGATTGGGCAGGTCAGCCAGCACCGAGCCCTCGGGCGATTGGGTGGCTAGAGCCATGATCTGGTCCATGGTCAGTGACTGCTCTTTCTGTCCGAGTTCCTGCTGCCAGGTTACGTGGACGCCGGTCCAGCCGTAGGTCCACAGATACTGGGACAGCAACTCGACCTCACGGGTCAGGTCGTTGTACATCCGGGCGTTCATGGCCCAGTCCATCAGGTTGTGCGCGGTCACAGCCTGGTCGAGCTGGCTGACGTTGGTGGGGCTGACCCGGAGCATTGAGCGCCAGAAGGATGTCGAGCACAAGTCGACCAGGCCGTTGATCACCTCGTCGGCCAATGGGATCCTTGTGTCGCTGGCACCGTCCCACGGAAACGCCGGCTTGTTCCTGTTGGCGTCGTTCCATTTCTTGCCGTCCTCGGTTTGACCGGGCCATCGGCAGAATCGAACCGACTCGACACGGTCCACCCGGGCCGATGTGCCGTAATCAGTCGCGCTGCGCCTCAACTCCTCGGTAAGCGCTGACACATTGGGCTCATCGCCGACCCGTGCCATTACGTCCGCTGACTGCTTATAGGAATCTCCTTGCATAGTGTCTTTTGTTAGTATCCACCGCCGCCGCGGCAATCAAAGCCCCCTTGGCCAACGTAAGCAAGGCCCGAGACCAAAAGCATACCGATGCAATCTATAGGATCCTTGGATGCCCCTTTCTGCCCATCCCGGCCTGTGTGCTCTGATAGCGCATAAATAAGGTTGCTGCAGGTCTTGACCACATACAGCGCCGGCTCGTTTAGCGGGGTAAGCTCCTGCGTAGCATCGTAGGACAGCAGGCTGTTGATGGCGCTTGTCCGCTGGTCCACAGGCACGCCTGGGGCTGGCACAAAGGCCATGCCCTCGTCATTGGGGTTGTCCGATTCAGCCAGTAGGTCAATGAGTGTAGTGCCCCCTTGTTCCGATAGTGCAGGGCTACCGCCGGCCTTGGGGTCGATTAATCGCATCACAGGCTCCCCATAGCCTAGCTCTGCCTCAATGGTTCGAAACATGGTCCGATACTCCGATATCGACCTACCCGCATCCAGTGTCTGAGCCGGGCCTGCCTTGCCGTCGTGCTTCTCCGATGGGAAGGTCCACTCGCCATAATTGGCGTAATCCGGGAACTCCCGGACCACGATCCTCCGGCCATTCTCGTACACCAGCATCCACATACAGAACCAATTCCGAGCGCCGGCAGGGTCGCACACCATATATAACGTCCCCCCAGGAGGCACTGCCTCGGGCTCGATGCAGTGGATGTCGACTCTGAACCTAGCGAAGGCCTTGCCGATGTTGTCGCTGGCCCACCCATAGGCCCGGGTCAATATCTGCCCCATAGGTGCCGTGATTAGCTTCAGCTTCATCTCGTCGAACGGGTTGTAGGGGTTGTCCTCCGAGAAGAAGAACACCGTCCGCCTATTGGTCTGGGCCTGCACCATCGTCCTGGCTGCCTTACCCACAGGCCATGTAGGCAGCGCCTGCTTGCCCTTCAGCAGCTCGGCATCGTCGAACCGAGTGATAGCAGAGCCGGCGGTGTATTCCTTGTAGACCGAGGCAACGCCCTCCAGTGGTGTCTGGGTCACCAGTAGCTTACCGCGGCGTGTGATGAGCCGGTAGCGAAGAGTCTCAACCCATGACTGTGGCACCAACTCGTCGCACCAGATCATGTCCGCTTCCCGCCCCTCGATAGTGTTCTCCGACTGCGTGTAGTTCAAGAAATCGCACCGGGAGCCATTAGGGAGAATGAAACTACCATCGGTGAAACCATTCTTCCGGCTGTAGTTCAAATAGTGGATCCTGCCCTTCTTAGTGCCTCGTAGTGCTACAGGCAGGTAGTTATATATAGCGGGTTGCTGTACTGTTACGCTAGTGGCATGGCTGGTGTGACAGCACAGTACCGCGGCGTTCTCCTTCTCCAGCAGCGTCTGCACCACTCGCCGGGCTGCCCATAGCGTCTTACCTGCCCGGTTGCCGCCGGATACCAAGAGCTCCTGGGTGAGTGCGTACTCGGTGTTGCCAATCTCCCAGTGGTCCGGGATGTAGCCGTAGGTGTACGGGTCAGCCTTTTCCAGTGTGACCAACTGGGTTCTCTTGAGGCGCAACTCGACAGCACGAGGGTGCGCGGCGTCGACCCGGGGTATAACAGGGTGCAACGGCTGTTCGTTCCACCAGGCTGTGTTGCACGCCTCGGTGCAGAAGCGCTTCTGCTTAGGGCCGGTGTGGTGCTTGAGGATAACGAATGGCTTGGAGCAGAGGAGGCAGAGGGGGGTGGACATTTGTTAATATTTTTTGCTTTGGTTTACCCGTCGCCTTTTGGCGCTGCAGCCGATGGCCTGACCCCCTCCCCCCATCCTGCCTGGGCCTGCTTGTCGCTGACCTTGGCGGTGGGGTAGGACATTGGCCTTTTGAGCGGTGGCAAAAGTGCGTTTGACCCAATGTTTACGGGCTATTGCTGCGTGTTTTTGTGTCGAAGTGAATATAACTGCTATTGTGCATCTGACTGCCATAAACAGGCCTAAATGCGTGGTTTCTGTGTGATCACTTGTGGTAGGGGTAGGACATTTCGGGCCATTACCTAAACCACGTCGGGCGTTTGTTCGTCGTTCACAGTGATCGTGTTGCGGTCACGCAGGTCTGCCATGAGGTCACGGTGGTTGACCGAGGCAGTCATCGAGAGGTGTATGCTGGTGGGCTGGCCCTTGATGACCGAAAGTTTGTCGGTCAGCACAGCGACCGCAACGGGTAAACTACGATCATCGATCAAGTTAATAGAGGATTCAGCCAGTCGCTTGGTTCCCTTCCAGATTGCAACCTCCAGGAATCCGGTCACGTCCTTACGCCAGTCGTCCTCGTTGTCAGGGTAATCCGTTGGAACCTTGACTCCTCGTATCAGCTTGAAAGCAGTGGTGGGGCTTAGGCCTGTGTCTGCAGCGATGCTATCTAGTGATTTGTTCTCAATGATACCCGCAAACACAATGTCAGCCTTATCTTGTGTTAGCTTGTCATTTGAGTGTTGGTTTGGATGATTGGTTTTAACGTATCCAATCTCTTTAGCGGCCTTGAGCACTTTCTCTTTAACACCAGCAGGCACCTTTTCTTTGCCAGACAAAACAAATTGTGCGTGGTGTGGATATACACCAGCAGCTTGTGCTACGTCATGCAAGCTAGGCTTCTTGTCCTTCTTACCCTGCATAAGGCTTGAAGCTGAAGGGATACTCACCCCAGTGGTTCAGTTGTTTCTTGGGCATCATGGCGAAGTGGGGCACCTCACATAAACTCATCCTCATGGCCGCTGCAAAGTCCTCGCTGAGGTATTCTAGCTGCCCGGGTAGGGTCTCCACAGCCATCGGCAGCCACAGTGTCGGGAACTCCCCAACCTTCACGTCCTTGCACCACTCGATTCTATAGGGGTGCAGTACTTTGACACTCCCGAGCGTTTCTAACGTCTCTATGAGCCGTTTCCGGGGGATTGCGAGGCATCCGCTTGCGAACATCTGGATCGGTACTAGCTCCGGGGCTGCTTCGGCGTTGGCCAACTGGAATTTCAGGGCCTGCAGATGATCGGCCTTGGGTCTGAGGGCAGGCCTGGGCGGAATCGTTCTGCACGGGTACGGGATGCACACGGTCGCTTGGTGCTCATGGGCCAGCTCTGCCATGCGGATAATGTCTTTCGGGTCGAACTCGATATCGTGGTCGATCTGGACCCATACGTCCTTGCCACTGTCTAGGAACCACTTGGTAGCACGGCAACGGCTTCGGGATATCAGTGCATCCTCGCGGATGGTTCGTAGATCTGTCTGACGATCACCGACACTGAATGTGGCTGTTAGGCCTACCCAGGACATCATGCAGGCTGCACTGATACCACCGTAGGCATACAGGCTGACGTGTATCGAGGGCCTTGTGCCTGATGTAGTAGGCTCATTCACCACGGTTTTGGGTTGTGGAGCGTAAATGAATGGGTCATTCATGTTGATTGCTGCTGTTGGATTGTTCATGGCTGTTTCAAATCGTGTTTGATTCTATCGGATGCGAGTATTGCTTCATGCCCTTTGGCTAATATGTATGTAATTGATCCTCTTGATACACCAATTGCTTTAGCGGTGTCGTCCAGTGTTAGACCCAGCTGCCTGAGTTCGTATGCACGCTGACAGAACTCCGGGGTGTATTGGTCCGGGTCAACGTGTATCTCTTCCTCGATGCCCGGGTCAAGCGAGCCGTCGTCGTGGTATTTCTGGGATAGCGGGTAGGACATGAGGCCCTTGTCGATAGCCCACTTGATCAACCTAGGCGCTTCGTTCAGGAGTTTGGTGCGGTTGAGATCGTATTTGATGTTCATTGGAAGGTTGGGGATGGGTCTGTGAAGCGGCAGTATTGGCCTTCGTACCAGAGAGGCACGAGGCCGCATTCACCGTCGCGCTGCTTTGCAATGGCGATGATGGCCTCGCCGTTGGCCTCGTGACGCTCCCGGTTGAGCAGGAGCACCAGATCGGCATCACGCTCGATTTGCCCGGAGTCCGAAAGGTCATTTAGCCTGGGCACTCGCTTCTCTTTTTCGTTCTCACGGTTCAACTGCGCCAAGGCTACGACGGCTGTTCTAGTATCTTGAGCCACTGCCTTCAGCTTGCCCGATACTTCCGCAATCTCATAGGTCTTCTTCTCGGCTGACTTACTGCCATGAATCTTCTGAAGGTAATCTATGAGAACCAGTTTTACTCCCCACTTACGTTTTGCACGGCGTATTACCGCGGTGATTGTGGCAATGCTGGATATGCCTGATCCAGACACATAGTAAATAGGACTGCCGGCTACTTTAGCTGTAGCTGAACCCATAGCCTTCATTCCTCCTTCATCCATCTCACCGGTCTTAATATCCTGCATCGGAATAGAGCCTACGGTCGAGACCATACGGCGCACGATAGACTCATCGGACATTTCTAACGAGATAAACAGGGTTGGCACCCGGTGGTCTATTGCTGCTGCCTTGGCAATGGCTATGGCAATGGCCGTCTTACCTATCGATGGCCTGGCTCCGATGATAGCTAACTCACCGAGCTGGAAACCATCGGTCAACTTGTCCAGACGATGGAAGCCCGAGGTAATGCCGCTCAACTGGCCTTTGCGGTTGAACCTTTCCTGGGTGCTGTCGATGAACCGACTTACAACGGACTTGCTGGATTGTACTTCCTCCTTGGATGCCTCAACGGTGAGGCCTGCCTCGGCATTGGAAACGATTTGATCTACCGAGAGGGTAGTGACAGCGGAATCACGGATCAGCCTGTCTCCGGTGAATCGCAGATGGCGACGGTGGTAAGCTTCTAGGACGGCTTTGGCGAACTCTGGGTAATTGGCCGGGCTGGCGCAGATCTCGTCGCAGCGGTTCAATTCCTCAAAAGGGGGGGTCAGTTGAGGAATAGAGCGCTTCCACTCTTTGACCACGGTCTGGAGGCTGATTGCCTCGTGCCTGCCTAGCAGGGCCTTGGTGATCTCGTACACCTGGCGAAGCTTGTCCTGCTGGATTGCATCCGATGGGATCCGGGCGAATACCTCGTAACAGACATCGGGACCGCCGGAGAGACAGGCTCCGATCAGGCCGTACTCGTCGTCCTGGGCATAGTAGGGGTCGCTCATTGCCAGTTGGAGATATCTAGGCTGGAAGCGCCTAGCTTGTTGTTGCCAGAGATCAGATCGCTTTGAGTCTTGTCGATCTCACCGTTCCAGTGGTTCAACAGGGTCTCAAGTTCACGCCGGAGATACGGGTCGTTGGATTTGTAGCGTTGCTCCAGGCGAACGAGGTCTTCCTCAGGTGTGTTCAGGTCAAACACCTCTTTGAGCTTTTTGATCTCACCGGTGGACCATTTGGTCGAAGGCCTACGGCGAAGCATAGCACCAACTCGTAGGCGGAAGGCTTCAAGGTCAGGAGGAAGCTCTCTCGTGGAAACTCCTTCCTTTCCCTTCCTTGTTCCCTTCCCTTCCTTGTGGCACGCGTCGTCGTCGCGTGGCTCACGCGTGGCTGACGCGTCGATTTCCTCGGTAATTGCCCCATTTTCCGAGTAATCCGGCAGGATTGATGCCCTTTCCTTGTTGTTGACCACTTGATGCTTTAGGAAGCTCGGAATGCATCCAAAATACTCGTCATCGACACGATACTTGAAAACGAAACCACGCGTGGTCAACGCGTCGAGCACGCGTGAAAAGTCGACCCCATCGTAGGGTAGAACCTGCACACCGATGCGCCTGGGCTCCCACTTGAATCTGCCTTCCCGGTCAGCAATGCACCAGAGGCCGGCGAAGGCCACTCGGATCGGTAGTTTGGTTTCCGACTCGGCTTCGAATAGTCCCTCGTGATGAAAGAACTCCGGCTTAATTGTGCGAATTCTCATTGGTTAGAGGCTTTTTGTTCTCGGGTTGCCATCACCTGTTTCGAAAGGTCAGCCAGCCATGCTGCTGTCATGATTCCGTGTTCCGCGGCGTCTTTTAGAAGATGCATTGTCTCAAACGGAGGCCATCCAGCCTCCTGGCCAGCTTTTTCTACCAGGAACAAAACACCTTTGTCGTGATCTATCTCCTGCTGGCTCATTTGAATCTGGCGCTTGATCTCGCAACAAGCTGACAGCTCCCAAGAGGTGAAGAAGGTTGGAAACGACTGCAAATCCTCGTGACCTTCAAAGTGGCATTTTCGGCACATCGTTGCCATTGATCCTCCGGGGTATTCCCAAGGCATTCTTCCCGAAACGTAGTAAAAGTGGTGAACCGTCAGTGTGTTGGTTTCGGACGAGCACTTTACGCACTGAAAGCCGTCTCTAGACATGATTTCCAGGCGCTTCTTCTGCCACCGCGGATGTTGGAGTTTTTCGGAGTAGGTCATAATTCAAACAGAAAACCCCGTCACGCATCGCGGTGAGGAATCGCGGAGAAACAACGCGACGTTCACGATACGGACGGGGAAAAATTGATTGATCATGGTTTCTCTGAAGGTTTCAACGCTCACCTCTCACAGCTCACGTTGACGGGTCTTCCTTATCTGCTGTCCTGGTCGATGTCCACCGCTTAGTAGGCCGGCATCAGCACATCCGCCACCTTCTGCGTCAGCTCGACATCACGCAGGCAGTAGTTGATCGCCGCCTCGCGGTCAGTCTTGAACAGCTCGGAGAACATGGCCCCATTGCCGGCCTTATCGCCGAGCCCCAGATGCCTGCTGATGGCCCCGAGACTGCCGTGCGCCCTACTGTCGCCTAGCTGCCAAACCTCGCGCAGGTCGACCACCAGGTCGCTCCAGTAGCGGCCCTGCCGGATCCAGTAGGGTGGGGTAATCCGGTGCTTCCAACTGCGCTTAATTAAGAAGGGCAAGTCGAACGGCTTCACATTGAAACCGATCATCGTTGGCTGGCGCTCCATGCTGGTGATCAAGCGCCACCATTGCTTGAGCATCTCGGCCTCGCCATCTGCATCACAGCACAGCACCGATGGTGTCTCATGCTCGATACGGTAGCCGATGCAGAGGATCTGGCCCGATAGTGCGTCCAGGGCAGCGCCGCGGATGTAGTCGGA